CTGTTACAGCAAACGCTACAGTATCAGCAGCAGGAAGAAGATTAGGTGAAGAGTGGAGCAATATTGCTGCTGGCTCTGAAGTATGGACAAATATAACAACTGGTTCTGAAACATGGACAGACATAACAGGAAGTTCTAATACATGGCTACCCAACGAATAAATTTTGCAGAATGGTTACCAGACCAACCATCCATAAGTGGTGCGTTAGTTGACGTAAGTAACGTTGTGCCATTAGTACAAGGATACAGTCCATTCCCAAATGCTGTAGATTATTCTAATGCTGCTAGTGAAAACCTTAATAACGTTTATGCTGGTAAATTTAGTACAGTAACACAGCTATTTGCAGGTGGTGCTACTAAACTATTTAAATTTAACACAGCTACTAAAAATTTATCAGACGTATCTAAAGTTGGTGGCTATAGTGGTTCAGATCGTTGGAGTTTTGCACAGTTTGGTGACGTATTATTAGCTGCTAACAATGCTGAAAAGATTCAAGCATGGACTGTAAACAGTTCTACTGCATTTGCAGATGTTAATGCTTCAGCACCTATTTGTAAATACATCACAGTAGTTCGTGACTTTGTGGTGGCTGCTAATATTAGTGGTGCACCTAATAAAGTACAATGGTCAGATATTAATGATGAAACTGACTGGACATCTGGTGGTGCTTCACAAAGTGATTATCAAATAATCAGCGATGGTGGTAATATACAAGGGATAACAGGTGGCGAGTTTGGTTTAGTATTACTAGAACGTGGTGTGATTCGTATGTCATATATTGGATCACCATTATTCTTCCAATTTGACACTATCTCTCGTGGTCTAGGATGTACAGATGGATCTACAGTAGCACAGTATGGTCAAACTACATACTTCTTATCAGATGATGGTTTCTATTCTTGTGATGGTATAAATCTAAAAGGTATTGGCACAGAAAAGATAGACAAATGGTTTTTTGCAAACTGTGATTTAGGTCAAATTAATACTTGCAGTACAGCAGTTGATCCAGTAAGAAACATTGTAGTATGGAACTTTCCTAACGTTTCTGGTGGTCGTTCATTACTGATATATAATTGGCAAACAGATAAATGGTCTAAAGCTGCTACAGACGTAGACTATGTGTCATCTGTCACTACTTCTGGTGTTACTTTAGAAGATCTAGATGCTTTTGGATTATTAGATGATCTTACAACATCTTTAGATTCAAGACTATGGGTAGGTGGTAAATTACTATTTGCTGGTGTTCGTGACAATAAGATTATTACATTTACAGGTACAAATGCTACTGGCACACTTACTACAGGTGACATAGAGGCTGGATATAATTCAATTGTTACCTTAATTAGACCTCAACTAGAAAATGGCTCTGCAAGCGTTGCTGTGGCTTCTAGACGTGAATTAGATGACACTATTACATATGGTTCTACAGTAGCTGCATCATCTGAAGGTAGATGCTCTGTAAGAAGTGCTGGTCGTTATCATAGAATTACTTTAACTCCAACAGGAAGTTGGATTTATGCTATAGGAATGGATGTAGACTTTAAGCCTCAAGGTAGAAGATAATGCGTGATATGTATCGAAAACTGCCTCCTATGGGAGGTCAACCTCGTGAAATATCAGAGGTAGTCAATAACCTTGTAGAGGGAAAATCTAATAATACAGGTGAATTTACTTTAGCTACAGGTGGAGCTACAACAACCACAATCTATAATGAACGTATAGGTTATGATTCTGTTATCTTAATAGAACCAGTTACTATGGTTGCTGCTACAGACTACTATCCATATTTAGCAGTACAAGATAGCACAGATCAATCAGCAGCAAGTACAACAACAGCATATGCTGTAACTTTTAATACTACTGATTATGCTTTAGGTACATCATTAAGTAATAGTTCAAGATTAAATGTAAATTATTCTGGACTTTATAACTTACAATTTAGTATTCAATTTGCTAATACAGATACACAAATTCAAGATATAGATATTTGGTTTAGAAAAAATGGCACAGATGTTGCAAACTCTAATAGTAAATTTTCTGTGCCAAATAGTCATGGTGGTACAGATGGACATCTTATTGCTGCATTAAATTTTTATCTAGAATTAGCTAAAAATGACTATGTACAAATTATGTGGGCTACTACTTCTACAGCAGTAACTATTGAGCAATTACCAGCACAAACAAGTCCTACTAGACCTGCAACACCTAGTGCTATAGCTACATTACAGTACTTAAGTTCTAACTCATATACTACTAATTTATTTACAACAACATATGTGAGTGCACAAACTAAAGGCAGTGCAACTATAACTCACCCTGCAAATTCTGTGTCAGATAGAACATATCGTTATATAATAGTAGGATGATATTACATTATATACCTAAAGATAATTTACGTCAACATTGGGAATACATTAGACACGGATTAGAAATAGTAAGGTCTAAAGGTCATACAGATTACATACCAGAAGACGTATATTGTGATTGCTATGAGCAACGTTCTATGTTGTTTGTGGGCATTATAGATAATAAACCAGTAGGATTCGTAGTACTTCAACCAATCGGAAATAGGCTTCATGTTTGGGCTGCATGGTCATTAATTAATGACGATACACTCTTTATGCAAGCATTTCAAGAGATTCAACAAATAGCAAAACAAGGCGGTAAAACTAAAGTTACGTTTAACTCTGAAAGACGTGGATGGGAACGTAAGGCAAGACAAATGGGTTTTAAACCTCAAACATGGGAATATACACTTTAAGGAAAGAATATGTTTAAGTTACACAATTGGGTACAAGAATTAGTACAATCAGTTACATTTTATGGTGGCGGTGGAGGTGGAGGTCAGCAATCATCTACTACTAAACAAGAACTAGATCCCACTATTAGACCATATGTAGAATATGGTTTAGGTGAAGCTAAAAACTTATATCAAACAACAACCCCAGAATACTTTAAAGGTGCAACCTATGTAAGTCCATCAGCACAAACAGAAGCAGCATTATCTGCAGCTGAAGCACAAGCAAGGGCAGGCAGTCCTCTCACAAGTGCAGCATTAGGTCAACAATATGATGTAGTTACTGGTAAATATTTAGCTCCTAATCCATACTTTGAAGCTGCAATGAGACCAGCTGTATCTACAGCTACTACTGCATATAATGAAGCTATTAAAAGTGCATTAGGATCATCATCTATGGCAGGTCGTTATGGTTCTGGTGCTATGGCAGATTTAACAACAAAAGCTGGTAAAACATTGGCAGATACATTGGCAGGAAAAGCAGGAGAACTTGCTTATCAAAACTATGCTACAGAACGTGCAAGACAAGAATCAGCATCAGGTTTGGCACCACAATTAGCTCAAGCTAGATATCAAGATATTAACCAACTTATGAATGTTGGTCAAGTAAGAGAAGACTATCAACAAAAAGCTCTTGAAGATGCTATTGCTAGATATGAATTTGAACAAAACAAACCATATACAAAACTACAAGCTTACTTGGGTGCTGCATATGGTGCTCCAGTTGGTCAAGTTACCCAAACTCAATCATCAGGTGGTGGCAAAATTGTATGTACTGCTATGAATAATGAATATGGCTTTGGTAGTTTCCGTAACGCTATTTGGTTAGCACAATCTAAAGATTTAGATCCTGCATACGAAAAAGGTTACCATAAACTATTCTTACCATTAGTAAACTATGCTTATAAGAGTGGTAAAAAGAACCCTCTACAACGCATTTTAAGGGGTGTTTTAGAGCATATCGCAAGACATAGGACTGCTGATATCTGGAAACAAAAACGTGGTAAAAACAGAGATACTTATGGCATGATTTATCGTGCTATTTTAGAACCAATCTGCTATGCAGTAGGAAAGGTAGGTAAATAATGGGTCCAGAGATTTTAATTCCAGCAGCTATCGGTGCTGTTAGTTCTGCTGCTATGGGCAAAAGCCCTCTTACTGGAGCATTACTTGGTGGTGTAACTGGTGGTATTGCAGACAAATTACAATTAGGTCAAATGTTTAATCTTGGAAGTAAGGCTGTAGAATCTGCTGCACCTGCTACTGTAACAGAAGCTGCACTTCCAACTACATTTATGAACCAATATATTCCTTCTAGTTTATTATCTAATCCAGCACAAGTTACTAATGCTGCTGGTGAAGTAATGGGTGCTAATTTAGCTAAACAAGGTATGTCTATGTTCCCAATGTCTACACAACCTTCAACATTTACAGATGGTGTGCAAGATGTATTTAGACCTAAATTTGAAGATATTGCTAGAGGAACTTCTGCAGACTTTACTGGTGGTGGTGCTGCTCGTGCAGGTACTGGTTTATTAGATACTGCTAGCAACTATGCAACACAAAACCCACTTATGGTAGCAAGTGCAGGTAAATCTATTCTTGATGTTTATAATCAAGCTGAACAAGCAGATAAACAAAGATTACAAGAAGCTGTAGCAATGGGTAGCAGACCTGTTACACAAGGTAAATCTGGTCCAATGGCTGGAAATCTTCTACAAGTTAAAAGGATAGCATAATCATGGATGATTTAAATGTACAAGGTTTGTTAGATAAATTCTTTTTAACAAAACAAAGTCCTGCTATGGAAGCTTTATTAGCTTCTACACCAGAAGAAAAAGCAGCTTTAGAAACACAAAAGACTTTAGGTACTTTGGCTGGTGTAGGAACTGGTGTTTTATCTAATTGGAATAAAGGCGTTGCTGCATCTATATTAGGTGGTTTTACTGGTGGTTCTGCAGGTAGACAAGCTCCTATTACCAATCTTTTTACTCAACAAAAGAATATTCTTGAGTATGGAGATCTTTTAAATAAAGTTAAAAAAGGCACATTTGAAGCACAAGAAGCTGAATTAAAAAATGCTGCATGGGTAGATGCTATTAACAAAGCTCCAGATGCTGCAACAAGAAATCAACTTATCTTAAATGCTCCAGAAGTAGTAAAAGCACAATTAGGTGCTTCACCATTATATAACAAAGATTTACAAGTATTTTCTAACGCTATTGGTAAACCAGTTAATTTATGGGATGCTAACGACTATAGAAACTATAGTGCATATATGGAAAGACCTACAGCAGAAACAGTTGGTAAAGAAGCTGTAAATCGTGAGAGACTTGCATATGAAACTGGTAGAACAATTACTCCTATGGAGACTAAAGAGCAATTCTTAAATAGAATTACAGGTCAACCTATAGGTCAACCTCAAGGTAACCTAACAGGTACCACACAAGGTACACCTACAGGTAAGCCATCTACTGGATTTAAACAACCAGAAAAAGAAATTAAAACAGGAGTTCCTCTTGTGGAAAGTTCTGCTATTGCTCCAAAGAATAAAGAACAACTTCTTATTGAGCAACCTAAAGCTACAGAAGCTACAGAGTACGCATTAAATACTACTAGAAATATTAGAAATGCTGCTAGAAGACTTTTAGATAATCCTAACTTTAAAGAAGCTTTTGGTAAAGATGGTGTACTAAAATCTTACATTCCTAATACAGAAGCTGCAAGTGCTGCTGCAGAACTAGAAACTCTTAAAAACCAATTGTTCTTACAAGGCATTACAGAAATGAGAAATGCTTCTCAAACTGGTGCTGCTGTTGGTAACGTAACAGAAAAAGAAGGTAGTAGATTTGAAAACTTAAAAGCATCTCTACAACAAAAGAAAAAGTTTTCAGATATTGTTTCAGAGCTAGAAAGACTTGATAAGGAAATGGAAACAACTGAAAAACGTGTTTCTAATTCTTATAACAGAACATATAGACCAGCTGAATTTATTATTGAACCTTTGTATGAGCGTGGTACTTACAAAGCAGCTCCATCATCTAGAGATATACCATTAAACATACCTGTTGGTGGTAAAGGCAATTGGAGTATTAAGGAGATTAAATAATGCCTAAATTTGAAATAACTTCACCAGACGGAAGGTTATTTGAGGTTACTGCACCAGCAGGAGCGTCTCAAGATGAAGTATTAGCTTATGCTCAACAAAACTTTGGTCAACCTAAAGGATCTACTGTTGGTCAAAAAGCATTAGGTGTTGGTGAGGCTGCTTTATCTGCTGGAACAGGAGTTATTGGTCAGCTTGTAGGAAATATTGCTGGTGTTGGTAAAGAAGTTTTAACTGGTGATTTTGGTAAAGGTACTGCTGAAAAAACTGCACAACAAGTACAACAAGCACTTACATATCAACCTAGAGGTCAAGTTGCACCACAAATTCTAGAAGGATTACAAACTGCAGTAGAAGAATCAAAATTAGCACCTACACCAATTACTGGTACAGCTAATATTGGTTTTAGAACTAAAGCTAAAATTCCAAGTGCTTCTGACATAAAAGGACAAGCCACTCAACTATACAAACAAATAGATGATGCTGGTGTGCTTATTAAATCAGAACCATATAATCAATTTGTAAATGAAGTTAAAGTTGATATTGGAAGTAAAGTTCGTGAAGCTAGGAATCCTAAAATTGCAGATGCAATTAAAGAATTAGATGAGGCTACAGGATCTGCTAAAACGTTACAAAAAATGCAAGACTTAAGAGAAAGTATATCTAGTCTTAAAATGTCTAGCGAACCTTCAGACAGAATGTTTGCTGGAAAGATTGTAGAAAAACTAGATGACTTTATGGAAAAGTTAGATACATCAAAACTTGTTGCTCCAGCACAAGGTGATTTAGAGGCTATTAAATTAGTTCCACAAGCTAGAAACTTATGGAAACAAGCTAGAAAATCAGAAATGCTAGATGAGATCTATAGAAAAGCTGAAATTAAAGCTACTGATCCGTATGATGATGTTGCGTTTGCTACAAAGTTAAGAGCAGAGTTTAAAAACCTAGCTGCCAATAAAAATAAACTTCGTGGCTTTAGTGCTGAAGAAGTAAAAGCTATTGAAGATGCTGCTAAAGGTGGAAAGGTTGAAAACGCTTTACGAGCATTTGGTGCACCATTACAAGGATCAATACTTCAAGGTCAAAACGTTGCATCTTTAAGCCTTCCAGCGTTAATTGGATTAAAACTTGGTGGTCCAGCTGGTGCTATTATTGGTGCTAATGTAGTTCCTGCATCTAAAGCTGTATCTAGAAGAGTTGCTGGTCAACTAGGTAAGCAAAATTTACAGAATGTTATTGACACTATTAAAACTGGTGGTCAACCATATTCTGGTATTCAACTAATGCAAGGAAGCACAACCCCATTAAATGCAGCTGGATTACTAGCACCGTACATGACAAATCCTGAAGACTATAAGAGTCTTTTATGATTGAGTGGCACGATTTATACCTACCCCCTATAAACTTATATAATGCTCCGAAAGGATAAGATGGTGAAGCCAGACGTAGAATCACGATTAAGTACGCATGAAGAAGTATGTGCGATACGTTACGAACAAATAAATGCAAGATTAAAAAGATTAGAACAAATTTTATTAGCAACTGCTGGTTCAGTTATTTTGTTCTTATTAACTCATATGGTGAAATAATGAAACACATACTATGGATCATCTTGGTAGGATGTATTTTAGTATGTATTCACAATGTCCATGCTGAAACCACAACTATTAACTATAAAGGTCAACCACCACCAAGTGCCATTAGCCCTTCTATAAGTGCTTTTAGCCAAGACGTTTGTCTTGTGCCTGTTAGTGGTTCTGTATCATCTACAATATTTGGCGTAAGTGGTGGCTCTGGCTATAAAGACGAAAATTGTGAACGTATTAAATTAGCTAAAACACTCAATGATTTAGGTCTTAAAGTTGCAGCAGTTTCTATACTATGTCAAGATAATAGAGTATTTGAAGCTATGTTGCAATCAGGTTCCCCATGTCCTATCAACGGTTCTATCGGTGATGCTGCAAAGCGTGGCTGGTATGAATTAAAACCAGATACATTTAGAAAACTATATGGTCCAACATTCACTATACCGCTTGTTCCTGACGAGCCTATTACTACTTCTATCCCTACAAGGAAATAATGCCTATGCTTGGTACTGCACTTATACACCGACTCAACAAGGTTATATGTCAAATTTATACTGTAACGGTATTGAAAATGAAGTTGCTATTAGAGATTATTGGTGTGTTTCTTACAGACCAGATGATCCCATTTGTGATCCGTATCGCCAACCAGTCTGTGCTAATGCTACAGAAAATCAAAGTTTGGCTTGTCCCTTACCTCATTATAGTGGGGTTGTCAATAAAAGCAGGACTTATACTTGTACTTCGCAAAGTTGGTCAGATTGGTATGAAGTTAGTAACAATTGTACACAAGATCCTCCAACGTGTCAAAGCTCTACTGAAACAAGACAAGTAAGCTGTCAAACAGATTATGTAGGTTCTATTACAGAGACTAGAACTTCATCTTGTCCTGACCCATATGGTAGTCCTGTTTTTGGTGCTTGGGTAGAAACAACTAATACCTGTGTTAAGAGTGCTACAAACGTCACCAACGTGAGTTCTCCAGTTAGCCCTAGCTCACCCCTTAATCCAGTAAATAATCCTCCTATAAGCGTTCCTGTGGCTCCTACGCCTATAGAAAATCCTGTTGCTCAAGAAATACCTAAAACTGAATTACCAGTCAAGGTTGAACAACCAAAACAAGAAGTTAAAGAGACACCAAAAGCAAAAGAAGAAAATCCAAAAGAGACACCAAAGACTGAACAAAAGACCGAGAGCAAAGAAAGTCCTAAACTTGAAGTGCCAAAGGGTAAGGAACTTGTACATGGTTTTGGAATAGTCCTTTCTTTAGAAATATTGAATAAACCTATTATACAACAAATTGAATTAACAGACGCATTTAAATTTGAACAGGAGATAAACCGTGAGTTCGGAAGAAACCAAAACTTTCAGCTTGAGCTTATCCAGCTCGGCACTTCTCAAGATGATTTTGATCGTATTACCGATCATAGCTGGAGGAGCTTACGCAGGCATAACTTTTTACAACAAGATGGTTTCGGCAATTGAGGCTGTAGATACTTTAGATTTAGCACCTATAGAATCAAGACTTAATGGTTTAGAGATACAGATTAAAGCTATTAATGAGAGACAATATCAATTATCAGAGTCTATTATGAAAGCTAGTGAGAAGTCATCTGATGCTATTGCTAACTCTCGTGAAACATCTGCTATGGTAGGTGGATTAAGAAAAGAATTAGAGGCTACTGTTAATGCTATGGATGACAAACTTAACACTCTTAAACGTTCTAGCATGAATCCATTATCAAAATGACATTTATTACGGAAGATAATATAGCTGCACTCTATGCTGCTTTTGTACATTTTCCTCCATTTGATAATTATAAATTCCCACCACCTTCTAAAGTTGATTTTGTTATTGTAAATAATATTGATTTATATGGAGAATATCAGCCATGTGAATCTGGTGATCCACATATTATTACAATTAGCAAAGGTAAATGTAGCCATATAGATACGGTAATTAAAACCCTTATGCACGAAATGATACATATGGCTTTATATTTAGATGCACCTAGAAGTGATTATCATTCTCATAAAGGTAGATTTAGTAAATTACAAAAACAAGTAGCCAAAATATATGGCTTTGATCCAAAGGAGTTATAAGTGTTCGCATTATTATCATCAGTATTAGGATTTGCTACAGCAGGTCTCCCAAGCATTTTAGGTTTCTTTCAGCAAAAGGGCGACCAAAAACATGAACGTGAAATGGCTATGTTACAAAATGAACAAGCTATGCGTATGGCACAAGCTGGGTTTGTATCACAAGAGAAAATTGCTGCTATTGAGTTAGAGCAAACTAATACTGAAACATATGCACAAGAACGTCAAGCATTGTATGAACATGATGCTAAACTTGTAGAGCAATCATCACAATGGGTTAAAACTCTTAACGCTTGTGTAAGACCAATTATTGCATTTACATTTGTATCATTACTTGTATTTGTTGATGTAGCAGGATTCTGGTGGGCAGTACATTCAGGTGCAGACTTTGGAACTTCTATGGACATTATATTTAGTTCAGAAGAAATGTCTATTGTAGGTTCAATTATTGGTTTCTATTTTGGATCTAGAACTTGGGAAAAGAAATAAGTGAAAGTATCACAACGTGCAATCACTCTTATTAAACATCATGAAGGTGTCCGTAATAGGCCCTACCGTTGTGCTGCTGGGCTTTGGACTGTGGGCGTGGGTCATCTTATCGGGGATGGTAAATCATTGCCTGCAGATTGGAATAGAACTTTTACACAAGAGGAAATAGATGCCTTACTTAAACGAGATTTATCACGCTTCGAGTTGGGAATACATAAGATGCTACCTAACGTGCCTCTTCGACAACATGAGTTTGACGCTCTTGTCAGTTTTTGCTTTAATTTGGGTCTTGGATGCTTTCAGCGTTCAACCATCCGTCAAGCGTTGCTTCGTGGCGATAAAGAAGCGGCTATGGAGTCGTTAGTTAAATATTGCAAAGCTGGTGGAAAAATATTAAAAGGTTTACAGAACCGTAGATTAGATGAAAGACGACTTTTTCTTGGTGTATAATAAGTAATCTAAACACTAGAGAACCCTATGAAAATCTTAATGATTGATATAGAAGTATCACCTAACACAGCTCATGTCTGGGGAATATACGACCAGAATATATCTATAAACCAGCTTTTAGAGTCATCCTACACACTATGTTATGCAGCTAAATGGTATGGTGATACAAAGATTATGTTCGACTCTGTACAAAAGTCTGGCAAAAAGAAAATGTTACAATCTGTGCATAAGCTTTTAGATGAAGCTGATGCAGTAGTTCATTACAATGGCTCTAGGTTTGATATACCTATCTTACAAAAAGAATTTTTATTAGAAGGTATGCCTCCTCCAGCACCTGCTAAACAGATAGATTTATTACAAGTAGCAAGAAGACAATTTAGATTTGTTTCTAACAAACTAGATTATGTATCACAGGCTTTAGGATTAGGAAGTAAGACTGAACATGAAGGTCATACATTGTGGGTTAAATGTATGAATAATGATCGTAAGGCTTGGAAAACTATGGAAGAATACAATAAGAATGACGTTGTGCTTCTAGAGAAAGTCTATGATAAGTTTAAAGCATGGATTAAATCACATCCTAATCACAATGCGTATAACGCAAATACAGTATGTCCAAATTGCGGATCACGCAAATTAAATAAACGTGGTACTCAAGTTAGTTTGTCTAGAGTTTATCAACGCTTTCAATGTCAAGGATGCGGCTCATGGAGCAGGTCAGTGAAGTCAGAAAAAGTTACAAAAGAATCAGTTATCAGCATATAAGGAAAATTATGAACATTCAACAATTATGTGAGCATATGGTTGGAAAACAGATCGTAGAAGCAGAAGCTTACTACGGTGAAGACGTGCTTATTATAATGTTAGATGACGGAAGCCACATCGAAATCAGTGGTGATGGGCTTTCCGTTTATTCAGAAGTACCAGAATTAGACGATTAGTCGTCTACCATCTCCAGTCTTTGTAATTGAGCAGTAATCTCTGGTGGATTAATAGCCTCTTCATCTCTCATAACTTCTATCAATCTATTTTTATACCATTCAGATTTTTCTAAATCTTCTTCTGGATTATTCTTGAAAGGATATCTTAAATCATATTTAAGTTTTGATCCTTTTAAATAACCAATAAACTCTTCTTTAGTTAAACGACTTTGAATTATGTCTATTGCCTCTATTCCACCTACCAAATAGTGCTTTGGATGATTTACATTATCCATACATTTCCCCTTTTAAAAATTGCCTCTTAAGTATTTTAAGATTCCGTAATTATAACCACGCATTGTACAATCAATCAAGGTATAATCATACAATAATTCATCTATACGTCTTCTATTCCATGCACTGTGAAATTCTATAAGAAATACTACTGGCTGTATAGTTAAGTTTTCTAGTATTTCTATCTCTGCACCTTCTGTATCTATTTTCATAATAGCACACTCTGGCAAATGTTTAGCTGACATAACTTTTACCATTTCACCTTCTGCTCTTTGTTCTATGCCTTGAAACATACTAGCTTCACCACAGTTATTTAATCCATAATACATCATACGCTCACCATCTTCCTTGCCAATGGCAAAGTTTCTAATGGCTATATCAGTTCCAGCTGTATTTTGTCTTAATAGATCATAATTTGCTTTTATAGGTTCATAACAATCTATCTTTGGATTATCAAAAAATTCATGTGCCCATACTGCAAAACCACCTACATTAGCACCTATATCTATGATATAAGGGTTTTTGCCCATACGTTCTATAGCATATTCACCTTGAAATATTTTTCCTACATGGCTTATCATGTCATTTGGAATTATCATTCTTAAAGAACTCCTTTTCGTTAATTACAGGATGTTTCTTTGCATCTTTAAGCATCATTTCTAATACAGTTATAATCTCATCTTTGTTGTATCCTGATATCTCAATCTCATCAGCATATGCCATTAGGGTTCCATCACGCTCATAAAATACTTCAGATAAGAAATAGTAATCTTCTTTTACATCTGCTAAACGTTTTTTAATGATGCGATAGTTCCAACTCATTTTGCAGTTCTCCAAGCATATTTAAAGCGTTCCCACCATGACAGTTTATCTATATGACTATCTACAAGTGCTGCTAATGCTGATACCATACCTGCTTCCATAAGAAGTCTACGACCTTCTTCGTTAGTATCTATCATAACATCTAATGAACCATCTTTATTTTCTTTTGTTTTAATAACTTCTAATCTTGCTTTTTTAGCCATTATACTAATCTCCCACTATATTGATAAGTTCCTGTATGGACTAATTGTGTCCATGCTGCACCATATACTTTAATTCCATTGTCACGAGCAAGTTTACAGAAATGATAATCTTCAGATAATAAATGATTATTTTCATCTATACTTGTTGCAAAGTATTCAGTGATCTTGTCACCTAGATCAGAGTTATCGTTAGTGTCATTCATGTTATGTATATAAGATGGACATTTATCTTTTAATTTCTCAAACACTTCACGTTTAATTAACATAAATCCTGTTCCACCATGTTTGACTTCAAATGGTTTATCAGTAGGAACTAAATCTGTTTCGTTGACCAGATTAACTACATACTCACCTGTGAAGTATTTTAGTTGATGTTCTGGAACTTTTTTATCAATAGCGAATTTAACACCAGCCCAATTTATTTCTTTCTTTGGATACACACCACAAATAATATCTACGTTAGCATCAAGCATCTTAAAGAAGTGTTCTGGCTCAAAGCTAATGTCAGCATCTATAAACATCATGTGTGTTGCATCACCTTTTAAGAAATCATTTACAAGTGTATTGCGACCACGAGTAATAAGACTTTCGTTATAAAGAAATGAGAAGTATGCGTCTATGTCTTTAGATATAAGCCATGCCTGTAGTTTAAGCATAGATTCAAAGTATGTGCCATAACACAAACCTCCGTACATTGGTGTTGCTATAAATAAACTAGGCTTCATATTTTATCCCATGTAATTGTTCTATAATTCTTGCAAACTGTATCATTCTTTCTATAGTCATTGGTTCATATCTAGTAGGAAATACTTTGCTATAAGCATTAATTATTTGTTCTTGTGTGAGTGGGTTATAATCCACCATTAGCCTCCGTTAATCTTTTTGTTGATTCTTTTAAACTTTTTATATTTGTATGTAACTCTGATCTAGAATCATCTTTAATTAATGGAGTAATTTTTAATGTATGTGTTTTTGAAGGAATGTCTTTATACCAAGACATATTAATTGGTCTTTGGCGTATAACACACTCCCACACCACATTGCCATTTATATCTAACTCTTCTATTATCCAAGCACTTTCATTCACAAAACACCAACCTTCCTATTTTAATGTTACAATTTTTCCATCCTATCGGAGTAGCAATACTGTCATCATAGAAGTGTAATTTATTACCTATAGGGTTCTTAATCTTGTTAAAATAAATAGCATCTATAGCTGTATATTTAATTTGTAGGTACCTTTTCTGATCTACTTCTTCATGATTAGCATCTGTTACACCTTGAAACTGACCATTGGCATATACAACTTCGCATGGATCATTGCCATAGTTTTTTGTTTTAACACGATTGCGTATTACGTTAAACACAGCAATAATTTCCTGTTGTGTTCCAGCTTCGTGATATGCAGCATGAGCATAACAACTCATGTATAAGTCTAACGTATTAGCTTCCATCTGGTCTATAGAATCCGTAAACAAGTGGATAAATAATTTTTGCACCTATCTTATTTATAATGAATTGCCTTACTTTATCTTTATGCGTGCCTGCAAGTTCACAGCATAACTCATAAATATCGTTGTCGTCAAATAACCACTGTATCGCTTCTACTTTTGTTCTATTAGCTAAATTATTTTTACTTGCCATACTTCTACTACTGCCTTCTGTAATGCCTCCTTTATGTTTTGGAGATACATACAACGCATCTTCTATTGCTTGATTTAGCATAGAAATCAATAACTTACCTTCAGGTGTAAATGCTAATTCACTTTTATTATCAAAGTCTATAAATTCTTCCATAGTGCCTCCGTATTTTCATTAGGTAATTATAATTA